GGGCAATAGCCCCTTCCACCCATGCAGGAAGTCCTGCAGAGAGAGAGGTGTTTAACATGGCGAGCCGTTCTGGCAAGCACCGTTATGGTGCTCGTTCCCGGCATAGAGGTGATGATTCCAAACGTACCTACGTCTGGAAGCTAACCTTTAAACCTTCCGGTTCTTCGGTATCGGCGAATCAAGTTACAACATGTGCTACGCACTGTTCTGACATGACAGACTATACCGGACCCGGTAGGCTCGACCAGCCGTGTTTTCACACCAAGTTTGTTTCGGTCCTACAAACGCCCCCGACTGCGGTTCGCCGTATAGGCACGCCGCCACCGCCCATACCTCCAATGGAAAATTGGATTGAGGGTCCGGTCGGTTGGGAGCTTCCTGTTGGGCTGTTCACGGAACTCTCACTTGTGTCCGATTACCAGCGCTTTCTGACTAACGCTACTTATGATTTTAAGCAGCAATTCAGAGCGAAGGTAAGCCTCGCCAACTTTGTGTATGAGCTCAAAGATTTCAAAAATGTTATCGATGAGCTCAAACCGTTGGCTAATCCGCGAAATTGGAATAAAAACCTTTCGCGGAATATTGGCAATCTCCTTCACGGACGGGCGCGGAGTGGTGCGTCAGGAAATTACCTTGATGTGGTGTTCAACTGGAAACCCTTCTTCGAGGACATCCCCAAGCTGTTTTCTGCGTATGCAGACGCGATGAAACGTCTGCAGTTTCTGATTGATCGGGGTAAGTTTGTCGATCATCGGAGGATTCGATTTCAGATTGAACCGTACACTAAAGGCTTCAATGACATTTCTGTCCTTGACGTCAAGTCGCTGTTCAGTCCGTCATATCAACTTCCGAATTACACCATTAAGCTCGTGCCACAGTGGGCCCAGGTTACTATGAATGCATCTGCATACATGGATAACAAACTGGATCTGCTGTGCGTATCGCGCTGGTGGGCGATCGCCGATCAGTTAGGCCTGAACAATTCGGTTAAGATCGCCTGGAATGCCATAAAGCTTTCCTGGTTGGTCGATTTCTTCGTCGAGACGAAGGATCTTCTCAACGCGTTTGAAGTTCAAGCGTATGGAGGAGGACTTGGGATCGAAGGAGGATGCGGGTCTGTGAAGATGGTGCGCTCATACAAAGCGAGCGCACTGGTTTCCAGTCCGACCGGAGACATTCTGGTTCCGTTCGGTGATGTGTTGGTAACAACGTATCGCCGGGACCTCTTGCGGCCCCTCTCAGGGTCGCTTCTCTCTTTCGCCGATCCGTTAACTGACGATCAGAGTAAAATCCTGATCGCCCTCGCCTCCAGTTCAACTGGCGGTGAGAGACGGCTCGTCGACACCATATCCAAACGATTCGCCCGAAACAGGCATACGTTTGGCACCCGGGGTTGGATACGTTAATTGCCCATTCGGCAATGTATCTGACTTCGAACTCCGCGGTTATCCGCTTGACATAATAAGGAGTGACAGCTATGAGCTGGATTGACAGCTACACGATCGCAGACTCGGCCCCGGTCAACCAGACTTGGTCGAGAGTCAGTATCGAGAAAGATAAATCTCGATACGTTAATGACACTGCCCGCGCCGCAGGAACCGAGGAGTATTTTGAGCTTAGACGCTCAACGTTTTCCAAGGGTTCTGGTAGCGCCATGGTCTCGGGTATACGGTGGAATTTCTTCTTTTCCACCCGCGTTATTGCAACCGAGTCGGTTCCAACCACCATGTCGTTTACCTTTTCAGCACCTGATTCTGTCGTTAACGTTCCGGCGACTGCCCGAACGCGCTTCAAGAATGCAAAACTGGTGCTGATAGATCTGACCAACTCCGATGCGGAGGTTGATCAGGCGACCGCTGGCCGAGTAGTCTGATAAGATTACTCGTATTCTGCGCCGTGTCTTTCCAAGGAGGAAATGATGCGGGACGTTTTTAATCACGTCATCAGAGACGTGGGGCGTTTGCACGCTCTCTCTGTGGCTGGGGATTTAGCTTTCTTCGGCGGGCTGACAGACAGTCAGCTTTTCGACGTTTGCGATTCCCAGCTTCAGGACTTGCTTGTCTCCATTGAGGGGCGCAACCGCGTGTTTTCACGCGTGGAAACCCTGTCAGATCGCCAAAATGGTTCCTTGCGGAACTGTTTGAGCGGCCTGTATCGCCTTATATGGGGTGCAGATGGTCGTGAGAGTGACTTCCCCGATGTAGCCGCGTTCGCCAGCTTGTATCAAGTTTGGTCACTCCTGAGTAAGTATGGTTCAGGAGAGATTACCAGCGAGATGCAGGAGAACGCGGCGAAATCTTATCTTCAGATAGAAGATGAGATGGGTGATCCCAAGCTTAGTCAGGATCTGGTCCGTTTATGTCGCGCAGAAATAGCGCGAGTAATGGATCAGCCTTGGCCAGAGTTTCTAGGTCGCCACGGTCCGGGAAGTGTGGCTGAAGGTGCTTTGCCTTCTGGTGAGAAGTTTCGGTGGACCGCCGTACCTTCGGTGGATCCGCTCGCTTTTCACTGTCTTCGTGAGTATTATGCTCACGAGGACGCACCGCGGTACGGTTCTTTCGTCGGGAAGTTACCCGACGGAAAGTGTTCACGATGGCTTTGCGTCCCAAAAACGCGACGCAAAGTGCGAGCAATATGCGCAGAACCAGCTCTGCTTCAGTATCTGCAGCAGTCAGTTGGGCGGCGTATAGCGTTTGCATGTCGTCTGTCTCCTTTTTGTGGGGCAGACACCAGCCGTCAGGACACCAATGCCCGACTGGCCCTCGAGGCGAGCAATCACGGGTACTTTTGTACTCTTGATTTATCTTCCGCGAGTGACAGGCTTTCGCTACCCTTAGTGAAGGCGCTCGTTTCTGACGAGCTCTACGGTATTCTCACCAGCGCACGTTCAGATCGAACGTGTATGCCCGACGGACGCGTGATCGAGTTGAAAAAGTTTGGTAGCATGGGAAATGCTACCACTTTTCCGGTTCAGTCGCTCGTTTACTGGGCTCTTCTGGTGGCGCTTATGCGCGCTAGCGGTGCTTCCATTGCAGAGAGTCGGACGTCTGTGTATGCGTACGGTGATGACATTATCATGCCCTCCACGTACGCGCGTCCAGCAATGACTCTCCTTTCTGACGCTGGCCTTAAGGTCAACGTCGGGAAGTCGTTTGTATCCGGGTCGTTCCGAGAGTCTTGCGGTATGCATGCATACCGCGGGCACGAGGTCACGCCTGCGTACCTGCGAACGTCTCGTAGTAGTGGTCCTAGCCTTGTGTCCATGTGTAGCTGTGCAAACCAACTATCCAAACGTGGGTTTGACGCAGCGGCGGAGGCTCTCTATATTCGTATAGAGCAGACTCTTGGATGCAGGCTTCCGGTCGTCGGGGAGCGTTATGGGGCCTTAATTGGCCGACAGACTCAACTCGCCCGAGTTATGCAGAGCGACGATATCTCCTTTCTGGTCCAATGTAACGAAGAACGGGGAATCCGAGTTCGGCGGAGCCGGACACAGTACCTCACCGTCCGTGCGTTTGGGCTCTATGAGCTCAAGACCAAACAGCGTAGCAATACGTTGACGTGCTGGGCGGACCTTTGGGCTTTAACCCAAGGTCGCGGGGGACTGACTGATAGGGGCCTGATTACCGGGTGTGTAGCGCTATCACAGCGCGACATCAC